ATGTATGCATAGATAGCTTCATTTAATTCCTCTTGAACACTACCGTCTACTGGCATAGGGTAGTCATCTTCATCTATTTCAAGACTTATTAATACCCTAGCTTTCATTTTCTAGCTCATGTATTAATCGGTCAATGTACCAACGTGCCTTACGTAAGTCCTCTACACCATTCTTGTAAGGCCAACGCCATATGTACTTGAAGGCATTCTGCCAACAGTAGGCATGGTGTGGCTCTACGTATGATCCCTCTGACATTGCTTTCATTGCATCAATGCATTCAATCCCCCCCGAATTATACTGTGGGGGATGATTGACTGCATCTGCTGGTAACTCTTTCCACTTAGCCATTAGGCATTACCTCTTGTTTTAGATGTTAGCGTTAGCACATTACCGTCTGCTGTATAACTAGGTCTTTCATCAGGTTCATCGTTTAACCTATTAAGCACATAGCTATGTAGTGCATCCCTTACATATTCATCTTCCTCTATTACAGGTATAGCAGAACATAACATACTACACAAGTGGGATAAATAAGAAAAGTCCTCTTCACCTAAAGGGTTATTCTCAGATGATACAAGGGATACCTGTACGTCACCATCCCATGCACCATTCTCATGGTAAGGAGTAATGCGTATTATAAAGTCTTCATCCTTCATATCATTTACTATGTCTTTTATATTCATTTACTTTCTCACTACTTTGGGATGTGGGTAGGCAACAAACTTAGTGCCTAATGCCTTACCCTTTTCTTTTAACCATGACTCAGGTACAATTCTGTCATAACATTCAAAGCCGTACCTGTCACACCATATTTCATATGTACTCTTAGCACCCTTACGTAGCTTACGTCTACCGTTTTCAAACACAAAACGTATATCTAGTTTAGGGTGTTGCTTTTTTATCGCAAGATGCTTTCGCCTATCGTCTGTAGTAAACATACCCTTAGTCTCAATGATGATACCATTAGGTAGTATAAAGTCTGGTGTATAGGTACGGTATGTCAAGTCTTCCCATTCAATCTTTATTGATTCATATTCGGCAAGTACACCTTGCTCTTTTAAATAGGTAGCTAGTTTAACTTCTAGACCACTTCTGTACCCGTACTTTCTAGCCGCACGAAAGCTCTTGCCATTCATCACCGCCAGAAAAGGTGTCGGCTTGGCTGCACAGTCCAAGGATTATGCGTTAGGTTTAGCTTTGTTAATTCTTCCTGCACTACCTTATCCATTTCATTACGTGCATTAATAGCTTCACGTAAAGCACCATATTTCTTTTTCTTTAGGTCTGCCTTGGCTTGATTGAGGTCATCTTCCATAGTGGCAATGGCCTCTTCCATATCTTTGATTTCTTCTTCATTGAACATTAAAAGTCTCCTACCTTTAGGGTTGAGTAGTCTCCCCAACCAGTACCATATTCACCCGACTTGTTAGCTTCTGCTATATGGGCAAGCGTTTCCTTAACCTGCTTAGTTGATTCTATAACTAACTCAGGTGACATGACATGCAGGTGTGCCATATAGGGTGCAGTCTTTTCAATAGCAATAAAGCTAAACTCTTTAGCCTTTATGCCAGCCAGTTTACAAGTAAGCAAATAGAAAGCAGCTTGTATATGATAAGCGTACTTACCAACTTGTTCTGCGAAACCTTTTGGCGAAGCATCAATAGTAGTTTTAATGTCAACGATCTGTCCTGTCTCTGGTATGTATAGGTCTGGTCTTGTCTTGATGTTCAAACCACTTACAGGATCAACTGTAAACACACTGCTTTCTGTTACCCTTTCCTTGTGTGTCAGTAAGGCATTACACACTGGATTGTTAAGTGCTGACTGACACATCTTGTTATGTACATGATACTCAACCTCTGTCAGTACAACCTCGTCACCTTTCTTGTTAGCGTACAGGTCTTTGTACTGCTTAGAGGTACGTGTCTTTGGACCTTTAGTAACAAGGTCACACTCTGGCTCAAGTAACGTAGCATGTACGGCACTGCCCAACGCAAACGCTGGACTGTCACCTAATGGTTTCTGTGCCATGTAGTGTGCAAGCGATTGCTTACACACCGTTTTAATGGCAGATGAAGAGTATCCTACCTGTTTGTGGTAGTCCTCATTTGACATGTCATAGACAATACCCTGTGGTGGCATAGTCAGACTTTCCCAAGGTGACTCAAACATTATGCAAACGCATCTTCATCAATGTCTACCAGATCATCTACAATGGCATCTGGAATTTCCTCATTTCTGTGCTGCATTTTATCACTCCATTCATTTAAGATATATTGATTGTAGTTAGCAATCCATGCCATAAAGTCAGCAAAGACTTCCTGTGTATCATTGTCCATGTCTAGTGTAGACATAAGATCAAGGTCTGCAGTAGGCAGATAGAAACAGCTACCGTTAGGTAAGTCATGCTTCTCTGTACCACAAGAGATATAGTGCTGTGGTGGAAGGCGTTGCATCTTACCTAGCTTGTTGAATACAGTACCGAATGTCTTGAAGGCATCACGGTTTTCAATCTCGTAGATAAACGGGATCGTGTCTGTATCCACAGGATTACCTTGTGCATCAGTAGCGTTGACCATATCTACTGTACCAAACAAGGCACGTACTCGTTTGATAGAGCGAATAAGATCCTTCATAGTTTCAGGTAGGCTACTGAAGTCTTCAATCCAACCAGAAGGTTTACCACAGTTAAAGCCACCATCATTGTCTTTCATGTCAGTGTTAAGGGTATCACCCATCACTGTCTTGACATAACGATTAGGTGTAGTGTCATTGCCCATGACAAACTTCTTGTGCAAAAAACGCTGTAAGAATGGGCGAATCTTTACCTTCTCTGCAAAATATGTAGGACCATCAGGTATCTCTAGCTTGTATGTACCACCCTCTACTACCTCTACATTTACCTGCTTACCCTTAACCTCTGCCTGTCCCATGACAGGTGTGTGGTTGATACGCAGACGAGCAAGAGAGCTTGCCTTCTTCTCTGTGGATGCCGCTTGGCCCATGCCCATAGCCTTAGCCATAGCTGCGTAGTTGTTAGTGTCGATTGTTGTTACTTGATTTGTCATGTGTATGTTCTCCTTAACACTGAGCGAATTTTGTAGTTATATCATGCTACGTCTTTGGTGTCAAGCCAATTCGGACCAATCTTTGCCTCTAATAATAGAGGAATGTTGAAGTCTATATTCCATTTCTTATTGACAATAGAAATCAGCCTGTCGTTTGTTCTGTTTATGATCTTGAGTACTTTGTCTGTCTCGTCTGGATGTATGTCAAGTACCACGCTGTCATGTACGGTATTGACTATACAACTCTGCATCTTGTTTGCCTCCAACATCTTGTCTATGTATATCAGACATATAGGTACAATGTCAGCCGTTGCAAAGGATTGCACAGGATAATTTTTTATCTGTGTGAAATATGTCACACCTCCATGTTTGTTACGGGTAGCATCAGGGAAAGCAAATGCCCTACCTGATGGTGTGGTAATGCAGCCAGTAGCCAGTACCTCGTCAGCTAATCGCTTGTGCCATGCAGCAATACCTTTGTACTTGTCCATAAACTTTGTGTAGTATGCAGCCTCTGCTGGTGTACGTCCATACCCAGTAGCGCCGAACAAAGGGGCGAAGGTATGTTCCTTGGCAGCTTGACGGGCAGTAGGCTGACCAGCATCTGTGATGGTCTTGGCAGTATAGGCATGTACATCAAAGCCTGTGATAACCTCTTCAATAGCAACCATGTCTTGTGACAGGAATGCAGCTACACGAAACTCTAGCTGTGCAAAGTCAGCTTCCATAATCTGTCCACCTTCCCATCGTGATACGAACACACGCTTGACAGGAAACGTACCGCCACGTGGCATGTTCTGCATGTTAGGGTCAGCACCTGATAGTCTGCCTGTACCTGTCCTGTGCTGTAGTAGACGGGCATGTAGCTTACCGTCTGCCTTGGTGTGGGTAGCAATGCCACCAATGAAGCTGGCAATGTATACCTCAATGGCATTCAGACGCTTCATGTTCTGTAGAAACTTGACTGCCTCTGGCATCTGCTTGGCTCTGGCTACACCCTCAAGATATGTCAGGCTGTCCTTGCCTGTACTGAAACCATTGGCACTGATGAACTTAGCAGTAGGTGCAGTAAATTGTAAGCCAGCTAACTGGTTAGTATCCACAAAAGTATACCCACAACCATCACACCCGACACACCTGTTGGGTCTTGCAAAAGGAGTTCCATCTTTCTTTACCTTCCTGATTTGCCCACTACCATAGCAGGTCTTGCATTGCTTTGCCTTTTGTTTGTACAGCTTGGTGCTGTGCTTGCTTACATTAGACTTGAACACATGCTCTTGCCATTTTTCCCCGAATACTTCAGCCCATTTTTTCTTGTCATCAGGCTTGCGACCATACACAACCCATGCAAGTTGCTCTGGACTGTTGAGGTTTACAGGTCTGTCACCCATCAACTCATGTGTGTGAGCCTCAAGACTACGCACTAACTCGTCACGTTCATCCTCGTACTCTTTACGTACTGCCTCTAGTGCATCCGTATCAACCTTGAACCCACGCTGATAAATCTTAGCAAGATGTATGGCAAGTTGGTTAGTCAGATCAACACTGTCCTGCAGGGTAGTACCCTCTAGCTTGGCAGTGATTGTATTGTACAACTGCTGCGTAGCATGTAGGTCATGGGACAAATACTCTGTCAACTCAGCTAAGGGTATGTCACGTGTGGTATAGCCCTTCTTGAAATACTCTTTGAGTGTGTCCTGCTTCTGTGTGTCTAATGTGTAACGCTCTGCACATGCATCAAGTGATAGGGGTTGCTTCTGCCCACGCTGTAAGATATACTCACCAAGCATGGTGTCAAACACCTTACCATCATAGGTAAAGCCTGACTCCCATAACCATAGCAAGTCATGTACAGCATTGTGTGCAACCAGTACAGTAGTCTTGTCAAGCATTGACTGCACACACTGATGGTCAAA